GTATCCATCTCTGTCTCTCAGAACCTGGACATTATCGAGATCAGTCCAACCATATTTCTCATGCTGAGTGTTAAACTCATAACCTGAGAGTTCATAGAAGTCTGCTACAGATGCTATTTCATACTGGTCTACAAGATCCTGCAACTGGTCTCTAACCTCTATTGCATCAGCCCTGTCATCAAATATAATGTCGTTATATGCGCATCTCTCAACATTTGCTCGACTTGTAGTATGTCTGCTAGATGATATGCCATTATAGTCTGTCTTGGTGCCTGAGCGCTTTATAATACCCTTTGACCTGGGTGAACGACTATCACCATAGAACAGCATACTCATTCCACCAGTGAACATCTCATAAATTCCGTCCCTTATACTTGGTATGAGCACGTCCTGTATAATATAACGCTTGACATCATGAATATCATCGGAAAGAAAAGTCTCAGCAAACTTCCTGCCGATACCTTCTTTTCGTGATGTAGTCTTTCCAGAAACTACAGGAGTTAATTTACGTCTCTCCTGCTGTTCTTCTTTGTACTTATTAGAATTAGGTTTTACATCATCCATATAAGCCATTTTTACTCCTTTCAAGAAAAATAGAGAGGCTGATAAATATCAACCCCTCTTTGGATGTTATTCTGTAATATCGTCTGTTTCGATCTCCTCGAGATCTAAATCATCGATCATACTATCCTGTCCTGCCTTATATCCCAGGACTCCTGCTGCCACTACGGCTGCACCTGTTACAATTCTTTTGCCCCATTTTACTACCTTGGGGTGATTCTCGCCAAATTCCTTGGCTTTCTCTTTCAAAGACTTCTTCTCAGTCTCTTCTGCTTCGGGCTCAACTACCTTGAGCTCTCCTTTCTTGGTTTTCTTAGCCTTCTTTACAGGCTTTTCCTCTGCTGCTTCGAACTGATCTTCATCAAGCTCCTCATCGATTTCTTCGATCCGATCTTCAACTTCCTGAATATCCTTTTCGATTTCTTCTACGTTTCTTTTCTTTGTTGCCATTTTTATTTCCTCCTTAAATTTCTTATATCGGACACTATTGTCCTCTATAATAGTGGCTGTAATTTTTGCGATTTTTACATCAATCTTGTATAGTCAAATCTGGGTCCAACCGTATATTCCATTACAAGACAAGGCTGTCCATCTGGTGCTACTATACTATTAAATATAATGTCAATGATCTCATCAATGTTCCATCCAAGGTCATCTCCAAGACCTGTAGGACTTAATCCCAGCTCAAAATACAAATCATTCAAGCTGACATACATTTCACTTATGAGAGATTTATTCAGTTTTGCCTCTGCCTTTCTGATTAATTCAGGGCTTGATCTGAAATATCTTCCAGACATCTTATCGTAACATAGACATAAGCCATCGCTTATGATTTCTTCTGTACCAAGATCATCCTTCCGCTTATCAAATGTCTTAGCTACCTCATCTTTTGCTATTTCAGACTCTACTTTTTCCTTTTTAGTATTGCCAAACATCTCAGCAACCTTCTCTTTGTACTCTGTAAAGTCTTTCTTGTAAATATTTGCAGTCGTTGCGAGTGTTGCTATACGTCCCGCAGATATCCTGTTAGAGCCCACATGACATGATGCACCTGCTATACCTGTGCATATGGCTCTTCTGTATATGGGTACAGCAATTTTCGTCTCTTCCCATATAACCTGCAACTTTGTGTATTCCTCATCGGACTCTCCGAGTCTCTTATGAAGAATATCAAGTTCCTCCTTGACTATTGGTGACTTTTTAGCCACTTCAACAATAGTCATACCGTCTAATATCAATCCTAGACCGGTAAGTAACTCAGGTGAGTACTTGTTAATCGTATTGCTCACCTTTTTAGCACCTCTTTTGATGCTTTTCATTAATGGCTGTTTCATTTTAATCCTCCTCTTCAATAGGTGTTAAGCCATATTTCTGTTCTAATCTCAGATCTGCATACTCCTCCTGCTGTTTCATAGATTTTAATCCTGTGACAATACCTGCTATAGATAATACACTAGATATTGCTCCTATAACACAATCCACAAGATACCAGTCAACTTTCTTCTTCATTTTTCTCTCCTTTCGTGTTGACAAAAATAAAATAGGGACATATGTCCCTATATAATTTCATAACAAACTACATAATACTTGGTGTTTTGCCACCATTTAGCGATTGTTTTCCAATCTTTTACTGATCCATCATTCTTCAGGACTTCTAAATCCTGAATAAAATCATACGCATCCTTTACGTTACTAAAAGTTTGAGTTCCAAAAATTCTTTTTCTCATGTTTTATTCTCCTTTTTATTAAATTTTTATTAGAGAGCGTTTCTCTCTATAATAGGAGTTGTAAAGTTCGCGAATAAAGGGAGACGCAAGGTCTCCCTTTAAATATCAGTCTTTCTTTAATAACTGACTAATCCATGATCTCATAGCGCCGTCATTTAGACCGCCATACTTCATGTTAAACTTTAGGCCACAAAAGCCTAAAAATGTTGCTAGCGCTGCTTTCAGCGCATTAATTCCTACGTTACACCAATTCGTAACGCACTGATTGTGTGTTCTGGCTGCCTCCAATTCAGCCATTAATTCTGCTTTCCTTTGTTCCAAGGAAAATCTCTGCTTCTCCAAATCGAAGCGTTCATACTCAAGCACCAATTTCTGCTGCCTATCATAAATCTGGGATTCTACATCCCTCTCCTTACTACCTTGTGCGGTAGTTTCAAGATTGCTGCTACTTACAGCTACATTGTGTAGAATATCATCTACCACTGTGAATGTTTCCTGTTCTTCTGTCATTAATAATTCCTCGTTGTCCATTTTAAATCCTCCTTTCACTTAATGCGTTGTAATTTTAGCGAAATCCAAGACCCATCTGGCTTAGTTTTCAAAATATCATACTCTTCCTGAGTCATACTGAGGTAGAAATCATCCTCAATATCATTCACCACCAATACACAAGCTGCTTCATGGTTTCTCAAAAGGTATACGATAAACCATATTGTATTGGTTATGAGAAGAGCTGCTAGCAAAATTCCTTCCAGCATTATTCTTCCTCCCAATTTATGGGCTTGTGTGAATATTCTCTGGCCGGAACCGTCAAACATTCATTACAAGGCTCCTCTTTAGCGTCATCTGTGTAAATATCAGTCTCCTTTATTTCTTTATACTTGCATGTAGGGCAGTATACATTGAAAAAGACTTCTTTCATGTTTATGTTATCCATTATATTGCATCCTCCTTAGATTTGTAAATATCAATTGTCTTAGTGACATCGTCACGTAGCGCTCTAAGATCGTCCATTTCAGTTGATAATGCCTTTAGCATAAGTGTAGGATACTTTCTAGCAAATATCTGGCATACTATACTAGCATCCTCAATATCGAAGCCATTAGCGATCTCTATAAGCTTCTCGTGGTGCTTTGCATCCGGATCGGGTTTTGTGAGTGCTGCTTCCTTTAAAAAGCTGGGTACTTCTTTTACTGTTGTTTCATTCATTTCTTATCGTCCTCCTCTTTGTCCATACCTTTTGCTAATATCAATGTTACTTCGAATCTCTGGAAACCTTTATCAAATACCACATTATTATGGTTAATCTCCATGAATTCCGAAATATCATTTGTCATACGATCGATAGCCTCTCTTTTGGCATATTCTGCCGGTTCAATATTATGCTTCTTCAAAGTCTTAATATCTTCCTCATTCAGCATTATTGTCGTTCTCAGTCTCTTTACCATCGTGTCTCTCCTTTACTTTTGTTAATACGGTTAACATGTCGTCTATAAAACTATGTGTCTCTTTAAGAAACTTATCAAATTTCTGCTGAAACTTTGTTTGCTCATACTTCATATAGAATGCTTCTATTGCAGCTAAGCAAGCTATAATCCATATCCATAATGGCGCACGTAACATATACAGTATCCACAGTGTTACTATCGTTTCAAATATCATAGTTCTTTATACTCCTTTTCCAGTTCTTCAAATCTCCTATCAATATAATCCCTTATTAATTTCTTAAGTTCTTCTTGCGTAGTTTTATCTAAGTTATAAAATGAAACATAACTTTCTCCAGGATCTCGTATACATACTTCAGGATATGTTGCGCTAAAAGCCCTTCTTATATCTTTTAAAGCTTTCATTGAATCTTTTAGATCCAAAGCTTTATCAAGTTTTTCATCTGTCATTTTTTAATCACCCTCTCATTCATAAATATCTTTACGTCTTTTCCAGTTGCATCGAATTCGGATTGCATGCGTTCCGTAACCTCTTTAAGATCTGGACCTTTAGGTTTCCAGTTTGGACTTGTTTCATCTGATTGTATACAGCTATTACATGGATCTTCACAAAGATCTGAACAATCATACCTACAAGTTCTACACACACCTTTTGGGTAACTCTCGTCGACTTCATCATACTTCTCACAGGCATCAAAAAAGATCTGCGCGAAATCTTCAGTTGCTAATTTATCGAAATCTACTACAACTCTTTCTATTGGTCTGTGATTACCATCAGAGTAATCTTTTAAACGTTCCAGATTTTTAATTATTAAATCCATCAATTCCCTCCGTATCGTCGTCATTCTTTGCATTCGCTGCAACAAAATACATTAATCCTCTCCACCAAATATCAGTCAATTTTTCCATCTTTATTCTCCTATAACCAAACATGCCGGATTGACAACTCCATCGGAATTTTCAACACCGTATTGTTTGTTGTGCCATATTCTTAGTTCTTCTCCATATATCCATGCCTGAGATAAAATAGATACCGCACAACCATACATGAAACCGGTTATACCTTCTGTATCAGCATCATGACTTAGACGATCTGCATAAATATCAATAAACTCAGAAACAGTTAAATCTTGGTTATCTTTTATTCCAGCCTCCATCATATCAGCCCAACGTTCAGCATATTCAAATACAGCTAATCCATATGGATCCTGATTATTCTTAAGTCCTTTATTGTATTCTCTCTTTTTACCCTTTCTAATTGTCATTCTCTTTATCCCTCACTTTCTTACTTGTTATAGATAAAACTTTCAAAATTTGAATCAAAATCATCTCGTTTAAGTCTTAATTCATGGTTATCTGCACCACAAAGCAATACATGGTCATTGTTTATAAATTTCAATTCCCACCACGAATCTTTTTCTATTACAACCGTCTCCAACATATCTCCTGTGACTTCAAAAGATGACTTGCAAACGTAAATATTTTTATCGCCAAAACATTCATCGCATTTATTGTTGCAACTATCGCCTAATATATTTTCGTAATACCATTCACATGGAACATATGCCATTATTCTTATCGCTCCTTTCCTGTGGTATATCTTTGTTAATTCTGATTTCGCAGTCTTTATAATCTATCTGACCAAAGTGGGTGTCAACATTAAATTTGTCCTCGCACTCAATTACTTTGTGTGGTATTCCGCATATATTAACAATCATTACTTATTCCTCCTCACACCATTTCTTTGTGTGGTATTCCGCATATATTAACAATCATTACTTATTCCTCCTCACACCATTTCTTGAAAATATCATTATAGTTACCCTTGTTGCCATATGTCTTTTTGACAATAGCCATGGCAAGACCTTTCTCTTTATCCCAGCGTTCACCTTTTTGTCTCTTTACAACAGTCTTAGTACCATCTTCCCATAATACTATTGTTGCCGGATTGTTAAATATAACTTTCTTAATATCCATATTATTTTTATTCTCCTTTATAGCGCACATTACTTTTTCCAATAATTCAGCATTATGATCTATACGTATAAGTTCTTCCGACGTTAAATATTTTGTAGCACCAGACGTATGTAATTCCTGATGACATTCTGTTAAGCCTTCAATAATGCATTCCACTACATTATCTATATAATTTTCGATTTTACAAATATCATCTGAATCTGGATAAAGGATACATGTCCATATACCTGTAACATGCGGGATACCTTTTATTCTAATGCAGTATTCATTCCTATAATAAATCCTGAAAATTTCAATCTCGCAAGCCTTTACAGATGGATAGTCAAGTAATCCTATTAGTTTATCTTTAGATTTATAAATCGTATCCACAGATTTAAATGCGATTCTACCTCCTTTGGAATAAATTTTCTTTTTAAATAAATCTAATACTTCTTCGACAGTCATCTTTTTCCCCTTAACTTTCTCTTCTATTATTTTAATTATATAGTCTTCAAATATCTCTTGCGAATCTTTTAGTGGAGCAAATCTTTCTTTTGGATACTGAACAAATTTCCATGTTTTGTGAGAAATCATATAACCACTTTGATCTTTTCTATGAGATCTATAAATACGAGTATTAAATGAATCGGTGAAAAACTCCACTTCTATTCTATAATATCTCTCACTATCAAACTCATTGGCCCCATTAAACTTTATTTTAAATATAATATTTTGATTTTCCCCACATGTACAATTCCAATCAAGATTGTATTTCTCAGCCGTATCTTTAAGCCAATCCATTAGTCTTGTTCTTTCTTCTCTAGCACTCATGTTCTATTCTTCCTTTCCCATAACCAATCCAGATATTCTTCTTTTAAAAAATTCTCATAATCAACCCATATAAGAACCGTTTTTCTATCTTCATCAGCACCTAAACCATACACCTTACAACCATACCAAGGAACTAGTATTGCATTCTGAGCATCACATGTTAACCAACTATCCTCATCATCTGTAAAACATATAGTTACTCGATCAGCATCATATGGAGAATCTATATAAACATGATCCCCGTCAGTACTAACTGGCCAATGCCTATCAAGCATCAATTTCAAAATATCAAATAGCGTAATTGGTTTAGAAACCATTTTTTGTTCTATTTTATTCATTCTCTTTACCCTCCTTCATAACAAGATAAACCTTTTGTTCTAAATCTTGCTTAATTAATATTTTATCATCATCGTCTAAGTAAGTAATAGTATCTAATACTTTTTCTACATCATCCCAATAAATGAATGGCCTTTTAGCATTTACCTGACTACCAAATGACAATGCTATATCCCATAGTTTATTTTTAGCGTCTTCTTCCATTTTCTTTATTAATTCATCCATCATTCTTATTTACCTCTATATATCTCTTAAGACTGTATCTGGGTAAAATATCACAGATCTTAGTCTCTTCTATTATTCTCTCGATCGTCTCGTAGTCCAACATTGGATAATCTTTCTTGATCTCTGCTTCTACCCAGGGCAGATACTCATTACTAAAGAATCCCATTATTGCCTCCTTACCCATAAATGAAATCTTGCCGTTCCTTTATCTTCAGAAATATCAATATAGTTAGGAATAACGTCCTTCTCTAATTGATCTGCTATGCGTGATATATGCATGCTTAATAATTCTTCGTCACTTATATGTTCCACAATATCGGGAGCAATACGTGAATTAGCAACTAAATGATCTAAGTTGCTTGATGTATAATATACTGTATGTGTCGGGAATTTAGCTTGTTCATAAAGTTTCTTATAATACTTCGCTTTCTGTCTTGCATTCATTCTGTATCCTCCTGCATTAATCCATCTAAATATCTTTCATGCTCAATCCTAGTTTCAATCTCCATCTCAGCCTTATGAAGTAGCATATTCTCTCGTGCTTTAAATATCTTAAGAGCTTCTAATTCACTATTCTCTTCATCTAATAGATACCAGATGAAATTGTTTCTTATTACTCCAGGTTTTGTAGAACATTGAACACTTCTACGTCTTTCACCAATTATGTCAATGATTCCTAAGAATTTACCATGCTCTCCATAAGGATTTATTCTCTTTTCTCCATATTCTTTCGTGAATACTCCTTGAAAAAACTTGTACACTACTACTTTATCTCCGTGTTTATGATTCATTTTTCATCCTCCTGTAATACTAAATCCCAATATCTGTCTATTGTTGGCCTAGTTAATTTAGTATCTCTATGACATTGTATTTTTCTTCCTAATGGATTAAGTTTCCTCCATTCTCTAACTATTTCTTTAGAAGGACAACATTTTTTCCAGATCTCAGCAATCTCTTTGCTAGTATTACTTATCTCGTCCTCCTGTATAAACACCATATCCTTATTATCTGCATAATCCAAAGTAAATTTCAGATTTGGATCTTTTGCATATGAAATATCTGTAGTTCTCTTACACATTGGATAACTGCATTTGTCTCCACAGCGCTCTCTATTACAAATATAAAGTAATGTTTGTTTCATTCTTCCTCCTTATTAAGAATAAGATCTTTACGTTCACAAAGATCTTGAATAAATGCAACGGTTTCTTCTTTATATGCATCAATAACCTTTAAACCCTGATCTGCATTAATAATCTTATCAAGACATTCCTGGCATAGTTCTATTCTGCTCCATCCTTCTTCTCCCCAACTTGACCATTTTTTGGCTTTATACTTATATTTAATTTTTACATCAGGATAATTTTTCTTACAAATATCACACATATTAACCTTCATTTCATCATTTATCCTCCTTAAATATCTTATACAACCATCTACCTATAATGTCTGTACATTTAGCACACAATAGTAGAAACAAATATAAACTAGCTATTAATCCTACAAATGTACAACATAGGCAAAATAGCATGAACAAATACAACATTTCGGTATAGTAATACGCCATACCTAACATTCAATCACCTCCAAAAAGTTTGGGAGGCAGCTATTTCTAACCACCTCCCGGGAAAGGAATATAAGAAGGATTTACCGAATCTGTCTACTTTCAATATCCTCATAATACTCGTAAGCAAGCTTCACCATAGCAAATGCCAGTGCCTTCTCCACTGTAATATTATGCTTTGCAGCAAACTTGTCTACATAGTTCTTAAAGTCCTCATTACTTGAATAAAAGGTTTGCGGACCTAAATTCTGGGATTCCAAGTCCTTCGAGCTCGTCTTTATGTTCGACATTTCTAATCACCACCTTATCTTTATTATGTTTACAGACTTCTGGTCTGCATCCTCGTCTCGTATCCGTCATCATAAGGTAATCACAGTATATGTTACCTATATTAACCTTAGTACCTCTCTTATTTGTAGCAATCTCAGCCTCATCCATACCCTTGTATTCATTACCGCTACTGCCAAATCTTTTAGAATATGGACAATCCAGACATTTTTCTCTTTTAGTCTTATTTAGCTCTTTTACTGAATATTCTCTCCAGTTTTCGTGTAACATATTCATCGAGTTCTCCCTTCTTAGTTTTTACTGCAGCTCTAACATCGTCACGTGAAAAAATATAAGTCAATATTACTGCACTTGGTATTACTACCTCCTTGAACCATAGTCGTCTGTTACGACTTTCCTCGATTTGTAAATAAGTTTTTGGTCTTCTCATTCTTATCTCCTTTCTTAACCAAAAAGAAAAGAGAGAGCCGTAGCTCTCCCTATCAATGTTCCTCACTATACGCGCCGAAATTTTCGCGTTTTTATTCAGGTTCATACTCGATATCCCAATCTCCGAAAAAATCCTCAATACCATATTGCCTGAATTTTTTATTATACCTAATCCTGATGTAAATATCATTGTATTGTTTGTCGTTATACATCTCTACAATCCTTAAACACCTGAATTTGCGTATTATTTCAATAAATATCAATACGTCACATGGTCTGATATAGGTAAATACATATGAGATCATTGTTGTTCCTCAAAAAGAAAAAGGGAGCAATTGCTCCCTTAAATCTTATTTGTCGTTTTTCATATCACATGCCGCTATACAAATCATAGCGAAAATTGCTACTATAGCTATCAGGGTCATCTATCACAAACCCCCTTTGCATAGTTTCTAAACTGATACCACTTCTCTGTGGCTTTGTCTTTGAAGGTCTTTGCCTTCTCTTTAACGTTTATGTCCTCTAACTCAAGGACTTCTTTAATTAACCATATGATGTAAAATATCATCATAATAATGCATACGGTTATCAAAATCCCGTATAAAAAACTATTTACCTTTCCTAACTGTAAATTCATATTTCTACCTCCTTATATCCAGGGCACCATTGCCCTTCATTATACAGGCCGAAATAATCGCGAAAAAGAGGGAACTAGTCCCTCTTGTTTTTTCTCTTGTGGAATATTAACCACAATACCAAAATGTCTACTAACATCGGTACTATAAATATACCGCCTACTGTTAAAACTAATCCTAAACAGATTAGTAAAACTATGAATGCCATGATTAATAATAATGTAATCATAACGTCTCCTTTCTTAATACGTAAACTTGTCTATTACTGGCTTAATGCCTTCGTAATACTCAGACCAAGCATTCTTAATGCCTGTCCATGTAACCTGTCCTGCTCCTACTGCTAACAACAATAATATTGCTACAATAATTGCTTTTACTATTACTTTTACTACCTTAAATATAATCTTTGCCATAATGCAAATCCTCCTTTTCTACAATAGAGGACGTAATTTTCGCGAAAAAGAGACCTATTCGGTCTCCTCTCCTTTTAATTCTTCATACAGTTCCGTACATTCTTGTACGGCATCTATAGTCTTCAATAGACTACTTGTAAGCTGCTGAACACATTCTTGTAGAATGTTGCATCTCCTGTTTAAGTTCTCGATCAAGTCCATTTCAGTCATGATCATCTTGTGTAAAGTCTCATTCTGACTTTCGAGTTGCTCGATTTTTATTTCAAGCTCTTCCATTCTTAGATCTCCTTTCATCTAAAATATCCATGATCTTATCGATCACAAATGTTCCTGCTACTGCTGCTAATAGGGTAATCCCTACTATAAACCAACTTTCTAATACTGTCATTCCAAATATCATTTCGATATCACCTACCTTTCACTATAGTAGGCGTAAAAATCGCGAAAGAGAGGACTATTAGTCCTCATCTTCCTCAACAACCTGACCCCTTTTGGGATCATTTAAATACTCTTCACGGGTCCAATATTTACCCGCTTCTGATCCTTTGATCATAATAATCTTACGATTATCTGTTATACGATCATAAACTTCTACTACTTCCCTTTCTAATAAGGGCTTATAGTTTTCAACATATTTAGTTGTCTTGTAATACGTATTGTACTTACCCATTAATGTTCTTAATGTCGTTAAGTATCCATTATCTAGATCCTTTTCCGGATCTAGTTCGTCCAATGCCTTTTTAACGTCTTTGTAACGCTTTAAGCATATCGGAATGTTAAGTTCCTTTTGAGCATAATACAGCTCAAATAATTCTGTAACTTCGGCCTCATTGTAAGGGCCGATAAACATAAAGTTGGAGCCATCTTTAGCTCCGATACAAACTTCCATGCCTTCTTTTATTACATCTTTGAATAATTCTTTTTTGTCCATAATATCATTCTCCTTTCTACTATACAGACTGAAATATTTGCGAAAAAAAAAAGAAAAGGCCTATTTGGCCTTCTCCATCTTGTCAATCTTTTCATTAAGTTCTTCCAACATATTGTATATATCGTCCTGTCGTCTTGCTGTCAATACTGCAAGTGCCTTATAGTTCTTATAAAGCTTAATACTTTCCTGGATCATCTCTAGATCCCTTCCTGTCATGTCTTCAAACATACTATAATCTGAGTTATTCTGTAAAAACTCATTAATAAAACCATCTGTCATATCCATGATGTCTTCTGTTGCTTTTGTTACTTCATTGTTTAATTTTCTGATTGCCATAATTCAATCCTCCTTTTCTATAATGGAGGGTGTTATTTTCGCGAAAAAAAAGAGAGAGTCATAGACTCTCTATAAAACCCATTTTCTTGATTCTTTCTGCATCACATATATAACCTGCCGATGCTAATTTTCCTCTTAATTCCACATGATCATTTGTTTCATCAAATCTTTTCATTAAATAATCAGTCAAGAGTTTTCTTGTGTAACCTGTGTCAAGTCTTTCAGCTTCCACATTATTTACGGTTTGTCTCGTCACGTAGGTATAATACCCTACTTTTACTGCTGTTTCTCCTATAAAATATCTAACATATTTAATTCCTTTTCCTGTTAACATAATTTTGTTCTCCTTTCTATAATATGGAAAGAAATAATCGCGAAAAATATAGGGATAGTCGTATTGACCTATCCCTTTTGGTTTTAATAATTGTTTTGCTTATATTCATTATAAGCTTCTTTAATATCTTTCATGTTATAACTATCTTTATAGTTATATTTACTAACCTCGTCTGTATAAGACTTTTTGCTTATTGCTTCTCTTGCTTTCTTGTTTTCTAATTCAAGTTTTGTCATTTTAAAATCCTCCTAATATTTACTTTTTTGAAGTACTATTACTTCATTATAGCATATGTTTATTGCGCGAAAAAGGATAGAACTTGTCTATCCTCTTGATCTTACTTGTTGTAAATATCTGTACTTTCATCTATGTTGATGTGTACTTTAATTCCTGCTGTTAATCTATCCAGCTCTTCCCAAGTTGACCTTTCTGTCAATTCACCATCTACATATACCTCTCTGGTATGTGTTGTGTTTGTTGTCTCAATTCTAGCTATACCGCTAACTAATAAGATTCCTGCCACTACAAGAATTGTTGCTATACTTTTCAGTATAAATGCTATTAAACCTCTGTTTAATGAATCATTGTATTCTTTTGTCATTTTTATTTCCTCCTATTATTAAGTTTATAATTTCTGATAGTTTCCTATCACTATAGGAGGTGTTTATCCCGCGAAAAAAAAATAGAAGTGAGACGGCTTCGAACCGTCGCCTCCGGATAAACCGGTGTGCTAACCATTACACCACTAGCGGGGTTATTAAGCGCTCCTATGTCGCTCCCCTCTGACTTCTATCACTATAGAAGCCGTTTAAGTCGCGAAAAAAAAGAGGACTATTTGTCCTCTTCTAACAATTCTGTTAATTTTCTCATAGCAAACTCTTTCAAGTTGCATGTTATTAACAATAATGTCATTGATACTACTGTAAATATTGTAGCGATTATTAATAATATTTCTTCATTTGTTATTATAGCAGATGCTATAAGTACAAATATTGCTGTTACTACAGCTACTACGTAATTGTTTACTACCTCTTTAAAACTCTTATCAAATTTTTCAAGTTTCTTCATATTGTTTCTCCTTTCAATATTAAGTTTATAAGTTGCTTTTATTTCATTATAGTACTTGTGTATTCCGCGGATCGAAAAAAAAAATATAAATTGAGATTTCCCAGGTCCACCCTTTCATCAGGTTTCTGAAATCTCTGGATTTTATTTCATTATAGTATGTGTTTATTCCGCGGTCGAAAAAGGATAGTCATACTGACCTATCCTTTAAATATCATGCTTTCTTTCTTACTATTGGGAACGTTATTATAGTTCCTAATGCTACCATGCCGTATATTACGGCGTATAATGTTACTATGTTGAAATCATCAAGATTTCCATTGAATCCTAGTACGAATCCATAAATAAAACCTCCTACATATGGCATAACCATCATGTATGCTACAATTACAACCATTAAAATTGCTAAATTAATTAAATGTCTCTTCATATTTTTGTCCTCCTATGAACTTTATAAGTTTATTACTTCATTATAGTACTTGTGCATTCCGCGAAAAAAAAAAAGAAAGGCTTACTAATAAGTAAGCCATGCTTCTAATGCTAATCCTATTCCAACTAGTGCTACTAGTCCAAATATCATAAGTCCTAACATATTGTTTCTCCTTTCATTTTTTCTAACATTCTGATCATCATATCGATCTCTTCGTTATTCAATTTTTTGTAAATTACATAATCTCCTTTTTCATCGATAATTCTTAATTCTGGTCCATCATTTTCATGGATCATAACTCTTGCATTGTCATTTACTTTTATAAAATTATTAATCATATTTAAATCTCCTTTTTCTTTATTAAGTTTATTACTTCATTATAGTAGGTGTTTATTCCGCGATCAAAAAAAATAGGAGTAGTAATTTCTACTACCCCTATATTCGAAAGATTAACTTAAAGAATCTTTCTATTTAGTTTACGTTTGCTTGTGCCATCATTTTGTCTGAATCCAGCAGCGTCAAGATCTTTCTGCCAATATTTCATAGGGTCATCAAGATATTCTTTATACTCTTTGATCATTGTCGGTTTAGACATATGTTCATCATGATTTTGTATAGCTTCTAAAAAGCCAATATCCCATGTGTCGTTATTTCTAGCATTTTCTACAAGTCTCTTATTAGCTTCTTGCCTTTCCCAACGATCTTTCTCTTCGTCAGTTTTAAAACTATTACGTTTTTTATTATACTCTTCTTTGGATGGGAATTTTTCATTGGCTTTATCAAATAACTTGTCTATTCCTTTTTTAGCTTTTTCAGCATATGGTTTAGTTTTATCTAATGCTTTATTTGCTTCTGCTTTATAATCAACAGAATTAGCTTTATCAAATAATGCATCCACACCTCTTGTGAAATTATTATCAGGAACGGATTTTTTATTCGTTAATTTATACTTGGTTCCTTCTTCACGATTAAGTGGCATAACAAAACCACCAACACCAACAGTTGGCATTAATACAGCATTTAAAGCTCCAGTAATAGCTAAGCTTCTTATAGCATCTTTACCGGTAGCTGTCGGACGCATAATTTCTGTTTCTTTAACATTATAATTAAGGTCTCCAGCACGTTTTATAAGATCATTTATTTCTTTGTCGCCAATATCCATCCACCTTTTATAAGCATCGGCTTTTTTACCATATTCTACAGTTTTATTAACTTCTTTTTCATATTTTTCAGTCTTACCTTTTTTCTCAGCTTTCAAAGCTCGTCTCATATGACCAGCAGATATCTCAACATTTTCATTATACCAGCGTTTATTACGAGCGATAGCTGAATCAACGTCATTCATACGTCTTTCAAGCCCTTTTTTAGTAGAAATTTGGCCAATACTAGAAGCACCGTATCTTTTCTTGCCGGCATCAGTTAACGTCCCGTCAGCATTTTGAAACCTCCTAATGCCCCATTTTTGGCCAAGTATACCGTGATGTACTAAATATAGTTCCATTACTTTTTCTCCTTATTAATATCATTAAGAACCTGGTTAAGAATATCAGTTCCTCTATCAACAGTACTTTGATTAACAATATCTCTTATTTTTTGAGCTTTAATCTGATTAGTTACTTTTTTATATGACTGTTGCCAAGACTTGTATTGCTGAGAATCAGATTTTTTCATATATCTTATAGCTTTAACACCATAAGGAGCAGTACGAGAAATACGATTTGCTTGATTTTCATATCTTTTACTACGCAACATATTTCTTGTATATTTCTGATTAAGCTTTAAAGATTTTAATTCATCCTGTTCTTCATTAGCCTTCTTTAAGTATTTATTAGCTCTAATAGCATATTTTTTACTCTTTCTGGCAGATCTAGCAGTTCTGTTTCCAATATCTCTTTGCTGATGTATTTTTTCACCACGATATTTAAGACGTTCAGCTCTACTTGATCGTGCGATGGCTTTTTTCTCAGCTTTAGCGGCTCGTCCTTCATATTTTGATAATTTCTTACCATAATGAATCTTTCCTAATTCAGTAAGAGTGCCATCTTCATTCTGATAACGTCGTTCTCCCCACTTCTGTCCTTTAGTGCCATAATGATATAATTCTTCCATTTTAATATCTCCCGACCTGACTTATTCTTTGACGCTTCTTTTTGGTTTTTGTTTTACCCATACTAACCTGACTGGTAAGTCTATAAGTGTCAGTAGCATAGGAAGTATTTCTAGCAACCTCTTTGTCTTTTATTGACTGTGCTTCAGCAATAGCTTTATCATATTCTTTAACATTATCAGCATATGTTCTAGAAGATGTTACTCCTGTCGGAGAAGTAATCTTCTTTACATTTTCTGATCTTTTTTCTTTAAGGCTACTTATAAGATCATCAATATTTCCATAAGGTCCATACTCGTCATCCATTTTAGGAGAAGTAGATTTAAAATATCTATTTCCAGTAGCAAGATCCATAGCATCTATTTGTCTATAATTTCTAGCTTCAGGATTATTGTACATATATACCCATTTGCCATTAACTTTCTTTTTACTTATATATTTATGATCTTTTTTAGACCAAGAAGTTCCTTTAGCAGAATGTATTAAATATCCGTATCCCATAAACGTTTCTCCAAAAATCCCACCCGGGGATTTTTTCCTTTTCAAATATGGGGGCCTTGGGTATATGGAGGGTTTGCGAGAGCATCTGCAGAAGGATAATAGACAAACAAAAAGGCCCCCAGTTAATGAGGTAAATGACTAAAATATCAATTCTCAAGTTTGGACCATGTAACCGGTCCGCATATTCCATCAACAACAATACCCCTGTCTGCCTGGAATTTCTTGAGTGCTGTGAATGTAGCAGGACCGAATTTTCCATCTGCGCCGGTCTTGCCACAAGAATATCCATGTTCAATAAGCTTCTGTTGCATAACAATAACGTCAGAGCCTTCCATACCTTTCTTCAGAATCCTCCTAGTCTGAAGATGATTAGGCATGTTCTTCTCATCAACTCTGTACATCTCTATCAACTGCTTATGAGCATCGTAAATTTTCATTGCATTAGTAACATAGTTCGGTCCCGTAGCGTAGTCACTCTCAATAATGTGTGTCAAGCAATCACGTACCGTAGTCTTTCTGGTAGATTCTCCATATCTCTTATTGGTTACCAAATCAAAGTAGTCTGCTATAGAATCTTCCATACTATAATATGCTCTAAATGCATCTGTTATGGTGGTCATAGTTTTTCCATCATAACATTCTTTGGTCTTGGACTTAAATATCCGTCCACCATATTTGGCAGCTTTTACCCAAGACTCAGTTGCCTTTATGCCAAAATAAGCATTAGCATTCTTCATCATTGTAGCTGTACCATACCCAGACTCATGACAAGCCTGAATAATACAGGTCCATAGACTAACATTAGGAAGGTTCCTTTTAGCACATTCTTTCTGTGCTATAGGTCCTACTTGTTTTATAAAAGCTATTTGATTAGCTTGTGATACTGCCATTCTTTTCTCCTTATTCAAGATAAATGTTGTAAAAAGTTCTACTTGTTAAGTTACATAGATAGTACAAAAATATATCATTATTTAATGTATTAATATTTACTGCCCATGTATTAGCTGAATTAGCTATATCTGTTCTTGAACCTGTTTCTGTTGTCGAATAACTTAATTTACTTGTTCCAGTTCCACCAGTGTCGGCATCAAATACAACTCTTTTATATTTAGTCTTATCACTTGCACTTATAAAAGGCGCTATTCCAAATGCATAAGCACTACCACTCATTGTTACTGAACCAGGATTATAAGTAACAGTTCCAAGCACACCATAATCTATTCCTCGTGTGCCTTGAAAAAGTCCGTCTTTAAGAATGAATTTTCTTTTGTCGGGTTCAGCTATATCGGGTTCATATACATAGCCATAAATTTCAATAGGAATTATTACGTTATTATTATCAGACCCTCCAGCCCAACCTGCCGAAAATGTAATTCCGCTATCTGTTACTGTTGCTTGCCTTCTATTAGCACTTAACGAACTGCCACTTGTACCAAGACAAGATGAGATAGTATGTTCTGCACCATCTTTAGGAACGTAATTAAATAACTGATACCGTTTTTGAGTGTCTGTATTATAATTTGTTTGCCAACTACATCTTATAATTACTGCATCATACTTACTTAAATCAAAACTCAAAGTTTGCGCAGGAAATGCAGTAGTAGGACTAGGATTGTTCCATAATAGTTTTTTAAATATCTTTGTATTCTTTTCACATCTATATAACGCCATGAACTTATCCTCCCTACTCAGTAGTTATTTCAAGTACATTCAAATTACCATAATTATATTGTGTACCAGTTACTCCACAATTTATTATAACTCTATCACCACTAATAACATTGACAGTATAAGCCTTATTCATAGTACTTGCTGTGCTTCCTTGAGGTATCAATTCTGTAATAGATTTTCCGTTTTTAGTAACATAACATGCATTACTATTAAGACTTACACTTGCACTCATCGTGATTACAAGTCTTGCTCTTTTTGTTCCTGTATAATTATATTGTGTTTGGCCACCCGTACTTATTGTTCTACGTAATAAATAATTGCAAACTTCACTCTTACTCACTCCAACATCATAATATGCCATGCCTTATTCCCCCGTTTCTTCTAATCTAACTCTAACAGTTAAATCATTTTCTTGTGGCGGGAATGTGAGCGTTAATGTTGTTCCGCTTACTTCTCTATCAATCCAACCTACTGAACTATCGTCCGTATAAATATCAATCATAGCGGTTGCGGTTATAGCATTATCCGTAAATGTGATTTGAGTATCTCCTGTTTCAAGAGTACCACCAAGAACAGTCGTAGAACTTCCGCCACTGCCTGTTCCAGTTCTTAATGTACCAGAAGCATCATGAAAAGTATAGCCATCTAATACTTTATCTTCCGTTACAGTATCTGACGTTAAATCTATTAATGTATCATTACCATAAACTACTTTATTTATTGCCATATTTTATACCCCCATTAAGGTGTAGGAGCAACATCACCGATTGTTACTGTCTTTCCACCTGCAGCATTATCTGTTTCTACATATGAAATGGCTGCAATATTAACTTGAGATAAATCGTAACCACTGTCAGGCAATACTACCTGTGCAGTTGTATAAGGTGTTGCGTTCTTAACCTGCGTAGGAACACCCTCACCTGTATATGTACCTGTAACACCAAGAATCTCAACACCGTCTTTAATGTTACTTGCAACGATTTTAGCCTGTTCGGTACTATCGATTCCTACTGTACCTGAGCCATCATGATAACCTGCCTGGATACTATATGTTCCAGCTACCGTATCTATAGTACCTGTAACTGCTCCGCGATTAGGCATCGTGCCTGTGATCTTATTCTTATTAACATATGCTGTTTTACTAGATAATATTTCACCAGCTACGGCTGTAGCATCTGTTGTATCACTATCTTTTGTACTAGATCCTGTTATAACAGAACCATCCGCTCCATGAGCTGTAACACCATACGCAAGATCACTAGCTGTAATTGTATCACTTGTCAAATCAATTAATGTTGTATTACCAAATACGACTTTACTTATAGCCATAATTTTTCTCCTTATTCAAATCCAATTGTTGCTGTTGTTCCGCCTGACAAATTTCCCACCTCAATATATGAAATAGCATTAATGGTAACATTATCAGTCATAACCTTTTCATTAGTTTCAAGAATTTGTTCTACCTTTCTTGGTTCTACTTCATAAGGACCTAAATATGATTCTTTAGCTATATCTACTGATAAATTACCATTTAAAGAGCCTATTTCTTCTATATTACCAGATAATTCCTGAGGAGATGAGATTTCACCCGATAGCGGTACAACAGGAATTATTTTGCTCATACTAGTATACCTCCTCAGTCAATGTTATACTAGCTTTAGTAATGAATGTATCAACTTCACCACCAGCTGTAGTTAACTGAATATCATATACATAGCTTCCGAATGGTAAATCCTTAGTATCAGATGGTTCTAATTCTAATAATAATGTTTCTGTTGGAATATCTTTAAGTATTAGAACCTCAGTATCAGGATCATTGTAATCTTTCTTCATGGCAAATCTTACAGAATCACCAGGTTGTATATCATAAGGATTACCATCTTTGTCAGTTATAGAAATCTGCGCTTTAAATGTATCACCTCTTGTAAGCATTATAGAGGTTTTCTTAACTGTATATGACATGATTATTCTCCTTTTACCAGTTTTCTTCCATTTTCATTCTCCAATAGTGCCTTAATATTAGGATTCTTGCTAAGCTGTTCTTCAAGCCATTTAAGTGCTTCTTTAACATACTTCTCATCGAATTCCTCATAGGTCATCACATATGCAATCCATGGGAACTGCTTTACTGCTAAGTTGTATACATAAGCTAATTTCAACTGACCAGTCTTTGAACCGAAGTAATCTTCAGCCTGCCAAACAAGCCAACGAAGCCATTTCTTAAGTTCTTCTTTCTGTTCTTCTTTAGGCTTATGCATTGTATCTGCCAGGTAGATAGCTGCTAATGAGAATACTATTACAGCTATTAATATCATTGGCAAATAAGCTTTTAAGAAATCCATGTTATGTCCTCCTTGTGCTTTCTACAATTTTCTACTTTAGCTTTCCATATAATAAAACCTGTATGGATACCCAGCTCTGCAAATGCCGCTGGGACACCATAGGTTATTATATCAAGTGTTGGTACTCCTAAGAACCCACATATAGCATTCAGTATGAAACATGCCCATACAAATATCCATGTGAGTTTCAAGTTCAGGAAGTACAGCTTGTCTGTATAACCTCGTTTACTTACAAAATTATTCAGTGCTTTCAATCTATTGTCTCCTCCGGAGGTGTCGGCATTGCCATGAACTTGTTATGAATATCATTCATAACTCCGTTCTCACCAAGTGCTTCATACTGCTTCCAACAATTTTCGAAATTCTCTCTCGCATAAATCGGAGCATAGCCTTTGCTATACCATTTGTTATAGTCAGTGATCATTTGAGCTCTTAATAAAGCCTGTATGCCCTTCTTCAGAGCATCATTTTCCTTACGGTAGCTAACCAGTCTCGTAACAAGAGCTCCTATGCCCCCACTTATAAGAGAGGAACATCCTAGCAGTGATAAAATTTGGTAAGTCGTTAACATTTCTTGTGCCTCCTTCTAATTCTAGAGGCCCCATTTTGAGGCCCCTAGCATTAATAGTATTTGTGATTAGTGCTGCTCATCCAATTCTCTGATACGCTGCATTAATTCAGCACGTGTAGCTTCCTTATCCTGTGGATCCCATTTATTGGAATAAGCATTAGAATATCTACCCATACTGTCTCTATTTCGAGCATAAGAATACCCTCTGTAGTCAGGAACCCTTGAAAGATTCCAACCATTAGAATATCCAGACTGTTCCATAGCAAGTATCGTGTCTATAGACTTGATTGAATGTGTCAGCTTGTCAATAGCATCGAGTGAACTTGTGCTGATCTTCTCAACGCCTGTAAGCTCATCGAGTTCGTCACACAGTCTATCTCTTAACATTTCCATCTTATGCATGAATTTATCCTCCTCTCTACGCGATTCTGTTTATTACAAGGTTCGAGTTCTTCACCTCGATTAGAGGTGTTGGTGTTACAGCTGTATCGTCGGTCGTAGCGTCGACATATCTGACAGATGCACTGAAGCAACATCCTCTCGGAACTGTTACTATGCATGTGCTCGTCACGTTGCCGTATTCATCAACCGCAGCGGGTGTGAAGTCAGCTTCACTAGTAACTCTAGGTTCACCATTAATGGCTATTGCTAAAGCTATTGGTGTTACCTCTCCACCCTCTGGTATTGCTATATTACCGTTGTAAGTCACCTGATACCTTGCAAAGCAATTGTTCGTGATTCCACGGAGAATAAAAATTCCAGTTTCGTCTTCATGGTATATGTAACCTTTAGTACAAGGAATAGAAGCTGTGAACAATACAGGACCGTTAAGTGCAACATTCTGTACTGCATTTGCTAAATATTCTGCCATAGTATCACCTCCTAGAAGCTACAGCCACATGTGGGCTGGCAGCAATTCGGATTAGCTACTACATAAGCAGGAACCGGAGTAGGATTCAGATACTGCTCAAGAGCGGTTGTCTGTCTTGCATTATCTGCAAGCAACTGTGCTGTCTGAGCTGTCTGACTCTGCGCAAGATTTGCCATAGTGAGCTGCTGCTGAAGTTCTGCAATACGCTCATTCTTAGCGTCGATCTTATCATTGCACATCTGGTCAAGGATCCTCTGAGTATTACTGTTCTGATTTGTGATAATATCACGTATACCATCAGAAACTGCAGCTCTGTCTGCGCAATTCTCTGAAAGAACTGTAGCAGTCAAGTTAGCTAAGCCAAGTCTGTTTTCACAGCAGCAATTTGCTAACGAAGCCTGAGCCTGCGTAAAACCATTGGTGAGATTAGAATTGATTCCATTAATTCCTGAGATAATAGCTGACTGATCGAACTGCCTCTGGACGTCATTATTGGTATTAGTTCCCATAATATAGGGCATCGCACCGTTGCCGCCTCCGAAACCTCCGAAGCCATTTCCCCAAGCTCCACCAAATATCAGTAGAAGTAGAATAATCCACCATCCATCCTGACCGAAGCTTCCAAAGCCATTACCACCATTTGGTGATACAAGCATTGTTGTGTTCATTCCATTGTCATCTGTTAATGCCATGTTTTTGTCCTCCTATAACTTTGATAAATTAGGTTAGGGGCTACCCTCGCGACGAGTAGTCCGGTTGCTGTATTAATTAAAGGCCTTTAATACACTTTATCGTTTCAATCCCAAAATATCATTTAACACATTTGGGTTTTCTCGCATTTGCATAGCTCTATTGAGCTGGTCTTGAGATACCTGACCTGTGTTTAGTAAATACTGTACAATATCTTGAGGATTGGTTACATTCTGAGGAACATTGAATCGTTGCATTATTAAGTTTTTACAAATGTCCGCAACATTAAACATTGTCTACCTCCTTAGCATTTTTCTTTACTGGCGGCTTAGAGGTGTTTGCCAGTTTAGCCTCTATCAATTCTCTCAATTCATTTATTTGAGATTGCAGTTCTGAAATATCAGTCTGTTGTGGTTGAGGCTGTTCTTTCTTAATTGGTTCTTCTTCCAATAGCTTATACCATTTCAAAGTAGGCTGCTCGAATTGAGAAAATCCCATTGACTTGCAGCATATGAATGGGCTATTAGAAATTTTGATTACTACTCCCGATCCAGGAGCTATAGGATATCTTTCAGCTTCTTCAATACTTGATACATTTACAACTATATTACTCTGCTGTGGCTGTTGTATCGGTTGCTGGTATTGAGGCATTTGAGGAACGGGCTGCTGAAAATATCCAGGTGCTGGTACGATCATACGTCTTCCTCCTTTCTGTAATAGTATATGGGTATGCAGTCTCCACTATCAGCCGTATCGTAGTAATCTCCATCAATTACGCCGACCGCATGAGTACCTGTCGCTATCACAAATGTACCGTTCGGGTTTTGCTCACAGAAATCTTTTAACGTGTAACAGCGTTTACACTCCGGGAAGGCTACGTAACGTTGAAATCCGTTGTCTATGAGATACTTACCCCATACAGCGTCAGAAGACGGCATGTCCTTCATTATATGACTAAGTGCACATAAGTCGAGATGAATATCATCCCAGGGCTTATTAAGGGCGACCGAAATCGCCCTTATCACACAATCACCATTAAAAAGCCCGTCTGGATTGGGATTCACAAATATAAATCCCATAATGTTAACTCCTTTTTACCAATAAATTCGTTTATAACTATTATAATTATTACCAGTTCTAACCCATATTTTAGTTACACGCTTTGGCTCTTCAGTTACTTCATAATTGCCATTAGCATCTTGAACTGTTTTCTTTACTTTTACCCATATCCCTTTAATTTTTCCATGAGTACCATCTGTGAATGTTTGTTCACTTTTAGAATAAATTTTTCTGAAATGAGGATCATTATTGTTATAATCAGTAGACATAGAATATAATGCATTATCATATTCAAATGTATAATATAATCTTAAAGTTGGGGTTGTTGAGTTTTTAAATACAACAATGTTATCAACTTTAGCTTTATCGCCATCTCTCCATGTAAATTTTTCAAGATCGGGATCGTTAGATTTAAAAGTATAATTATAATATCCAGATTTATAATTTTGTTCAGTATTGTAATAAAAAAAATGCAATTGATCCTTTAACACAGTTGCAGATGCCATAAAAACTTTATTATAAAATCTGCCTGTCTTTTCTTGTCCTGACATCCACATATTAGGTAACGGATTAATTTTTATTATACCATTTTCTTTAACACACCATTCTTTATCAGTTATCCAAACTTCTAAACCGTCATCGTATAATATATGCGGATATTTCCATGAATCACTTTTAATATTAATATTCATGAATCCTTCATAATAAGCAATTATTCTAGATGTTTCTACATTGGATAATAAATTTAATCTTTGTTGATAACCATAAATATTAGAAGAGTAAGTAGATGAAGAACCAGAACTTCTTGAAACACCCATGCTATTTAGTAATATACTGTCAGAACTAAAAGATTTTATATTCCATTGGCTTAAAGCATCTAATGTTGCTGTTTGCGGTTGGCCTGGATAAATTATATTAGTATAAATCCTAGTACTACTTATTATGTTCGTATAATCTATTATCTCATTTTCGAAATCATATCCATATAAAGCATGCGAATATTTCTTATAATAAGTTCCTCCAGTAGATGCTTGTGATGTTACATCTCCATTAAAACAAAAATATATTCTATTAGAATCACTAGCTATAAATAAAGATACATAAATATAATTTATTAATTCAGATGGTAAGTCATGCAAATCCTCAGACCATGTATCTGTTAATAAATCATAAATTCTATGAAAATTAACTAAATTATAATGGTTTTCTTGTTGCGAATTAGATTCTGTTTTAAACATATGCAATTCATTATCTAACAAAGCATACAAATATCCGCCACGATAATTTAAATTCCAGAAATTCATATCTCCGATAGGAAGTGACAAATTTCTATAAGAACTATCGCCAAATTGAAAAATGTCAACCGTTTCTGCAGTTGTGTCATTTGTTTTTATGAAAATAGACATAATTAATCTCCATATTGTAAATAAATTTTACCATTTTCTCCAAATTGTGAAACACTGGTTAAAGGACCCGAACCATAAACGATTAATTCATCCATCTCATTTTGAAGATTCATAGCAGCATCTTCGGTTATTTGACCTTTCATATTATCAAACCAATCTGTGATTTGAGCTTCTAACTGATTAACTATATCTGTAGGACTTACAACTTGCATAGCTCCTATGACATAAGGTAATACTGGATGTGTAGGATCTACATTATTATTACTTCCAACATTATTCTCAATATTTCCGTCCTTTATATAACTACTTTCAGAACCTTTAATAGTTATATAAGCTAATGCATATTGCTTATGATTTGTCGTATTAATCAATGTGGGTTTTTCAGGAGAAGTCGATGCTGTACCTTTAACAACAATAATGTTATTCGTTCTAGCGTCAAGATTAATATCTATAACAACAGCATCTATTCTAGATTGTTCTGTTACAGTTACAACATCAAAATTTAATGTCATTATTGCGTCATTTACTGTATATGTATGATCTAACCATGCTTTTCCAGTTTTTACATAACATGTACTACTAGTACCATTTGTCTGTGTTACTTGAAAATGATCACCAATAGTCTGAAATACTCCATCCTGTATTACACCATCAAATATCTTTGTGAAATCTGTAGCATTATAGACTCTATCATTATTGAGTGAGTTATAAAATCCATATGTAATAGCCATTAACTATTCCCTCCTTCGTCATCTTCTTGAGTATCTTCATTAATTATTTGAATACCAGAGAATGTTGGGTATACTTCGACTCCTGAATCACTCTCTGATCTAACCCATTCAATTACTTGAGCATTGCCGCTTATTCCATACTCATTTATTATTTGTACAGTATCTCCTAAGAAGAAGTCTTGTCCATAAATAAAAGATCTAAATGCTTCTACTTCTCCTTCATAATTTGTTATTCTAGCATTTTCATATAACTGCTCAACACCTCTTTGTTTCATAGCATCTTGGTATTTAGCAGCTGTGCCATAGTCAGAGCTTCTAAGATCTCTAGCATCAGTATAAAGTTCTCTTCTTTGGAGACCTTCACCACTACCAACTATCAATCTTTTTCTAGTGCTTCCTTGATCTTCACCCATAACCAATGTAACATTCTTCATTTCTTTAATACTGTCGGTATAATTACTATTGATTACATTATCAAAATTAGGACTAAATACGACGTATGGAAGAGTAGATTGTACATAGCTTCGATCATATCCCTTATACAGTTCAAATATAATGTCAAAATCCTCTATTGTTCTAGATACCCAAGTCTTACTTGTAGCATCCCATACATTTATTGTATTTGTATCATAAATTCTTCTCATCTGATGACCGAATAATATTCTATATCCAGTTCCAAGAGTCTGAGATATTGTTTGAATAATCGTATCTAACTGATCACCCGTAAACTGTGTTTTTTCTATCTGATAAGGGGTACCAGCAGAACTAACAAAATTTGTTTCTGGCTGCTTTATATAGAAATTTGATATTATTCTTTCTGTTAAAGAATTTTTAATAAATGCATCTGACAATAATTGATTTATTCCTGTTACAAGAGTATGATCTGTACCAGAACTTATCGTTGTCTGAGTCCAAACAATTCTTCTATCAAGTATAGAGTCTAAAGATCTACCTCTTATAATAAGGTAATTTCCTTCATCTGGATCAGAATGTACTTCAATATCTTCCACAATTTGACTGTGATAAGAATTTTCAATTTCAAGATAGTAATTCTGCTTACACATATTAATAATGTAATTATCAAATGGTGTGTAAAGCTCAAATTCTCCAGGAGAATCATATCTATCAATCCAAATAAATGATTTATAAGTATCTATAATACCAACTATATTATAGTTTGTATCTAAAACTTTTATGTCAACCATTTAAACTCCTTCATATGCATTTTCATATGCAAATTCAATATTTATGTTACTATCTTGACTATTTGTTGTGTATGTAAATAAATTATCACCTTTCAAAAGCTGGAACCACGATGGATTAAAACCAAGTGAATTAATAATATTATATGTAACACCTGATCTTGTAACTGTAGCAGATTTCTTTCCTCTTATAGTACAAATGTTTAACTCGTCACCATCAGAGAATCCATTTGTAAGAACTTGAGCAAGCTTAGTATCATCTATTTCTATTCTTGCGCCTGTATCATAATTATAGAATTTCAATTCTGTTACAGTACCAGTGAACTTCGCTTTAATATTGATTCCAGTTTCTACTTCAGCATTATAGTATATTAAAGCTATCGGAACATCTGATGCTATTTTACCTAATACTATAAGATCTTCATCGGTTGACTCATTACTGAACGGAAATTTGAACCAGTCAACAACCTTAGCTAATCTTATAATTGTTGAGCCATTAGCATCATAGAAATTTGGATCTGGGCATATTATAGAAATTTGTGCCATTTCTCTATCTGAGAATATATTATTTTCATTTGTTTCAACATACCCATTTATATAAACATGACGATTATCCGTCTTAAATATCAAAGTCAGTGGTCTCTTCTTTGGAAAGAAGTCATATGTTAATAACCGGGCTTTTTCTATAGTCCATGCGGAATCAGTAACATTTGTACCATACATCTCCAAATTCAAGACAATATTTCTTGTATCCGACCTTGCTGAGTTGAATACACCTCCATCATTAGAGGCCATATTTGTAATATTAATTGTAGCTTTTCCAGGACCAATACCAGTAATAGATTGAACCACCAGACCCGATTTCTCGGGTCTAGTAAGTTCCAAATCCAACTGTTTACCTAGATAGTTAACTATCGTAACAGTTTTAATCATTAGTTTAATGCTCCTTTTAATTGTGCTATTTGGTTTCTAGTCTGTCTATAAATCTCTATTCTAGACAGTGCTTTCGGGGAATTGTTGATCTGTGTAAAACTAATATTTGTACCAGAACTATCAACTTCAGCCCCATTTTGAAGTTCTGAACTAGCATTCAATGTCTTTGCATTAAACATTGAGTTTATGTCATCCACACCCTTCTTAACATAATCAAGATTGATCATAGGTGTGATTACGGGATTCAAATCAGCATCAATTACTTCATAAATCCTATCAATTGATGATGAAACGCCCTCGAGTGTCTTATCAGACAATTCTACTGCTGTATTATAGATCTTATCTGAATAATTTTCCATACCCATAACAAGACCAAGGTCAAAGTATTTACCTATTTCAGCAGCAACTTTTGAAGGTGATTCGATCTTAAGATTGTTCTTCATAGCTGCAGCCATATTATTAGCTAATGAAGCCGCCGCATCTACTACAGAACCTTCTCCATTCTTTATACCTTCATTTAATCCAGCAGTTAAATGCCTACCTGCATTTACAAAGTATGAGTATGTTCCATTAATCGCTTTTGAGGCAGCCAATGCTATGTCTCTAGCTGTATTCTTTACACTATCCTGTCCAAGACGTAATCCAGCTCTGAGTTCTTCTGTCAAATTATAACCAGATGTTCTGAAATTTTCATATTGTATATGAATTTCATTTAATATTGTAGTCATAAGTAAACCAGCTGTTCTCTTAATATCACTGTCACCTTTTTGTAAACCTTCTGATATAGATGTAGCTAATTTTCGACCAGCTGTTCCAACTTGTTCTATACCTTCTACGGTAAATGTATTTACAAGTCCTTGCATGTCAAACTCTGCTAATGAATTAAGTGCATCTTTGAATGAATAAATATACTCATAATCAACACCTTGCATAAGCACTATAACATCGACTACTTTACGTAAGTTATCTAAAGCATAGCCCATACTATTCGATGCCGCTGAAAGACTTCCTATTGATGTATTAAATGATACTAAAGCGGTTCCTAAACCAGGTAAATCTTCTCCAAGTTTCTTTATAGAGTCGCTACCAAATATATCGAACTCTCCAGTCGAAAGCTTTACAGAAATATCAACAAGATCGCTGACAGCAGATACTGCTCTCTTCATTGACTCTTCTATAATACCATTACCTGATGTCGAGAAACTAGAAAGTCCAGAAGCTAAGCCACCTAATTGTTCACCAAATGTACCAATATCAATGTGCTCTGTTCCAAACCACTCTCCGAATACACCACCCGTCGATGGTAATTCATTAGCAAGATCTGAAAGCTTTCCAGCTGCTTTTACTGCTGTATCTATAGCCTTTTCATTTATTGCATTATCACCAGATACTGATTCTGAGAAACCAACTAGTGATAAACCAAACGATCTAAGCTGTTGTCCAAATTCTTGAACATTTATTTGCTTACCCATTATCCATCCTTGAATTGATTCGTCATCATAAGATGGTAATGAATTTGCAAAATCTGATAATCCCTGTGCCGCTGTTACTGCATTACTTATTGCATCTGTGTTTAAACCATCGACATCATCAGCAAATCCTTTTAATGCCGGACCAAATGCTTTAAGATTTTCTGCAAATTTACCAAAATCTTGTTCTCCAAGAATCTTGCCTTTCCAGCCACCTTCTGTCGGAAGTCCATTTACAAAATCTGATAAATGTTTTGCAGCATTAGCTGCTGTCTCAATCTTTGCAGCATCTGCATCTGAAAATTCTCCAAGACTATTAGCAAATGCCATTAAAGCTTCACCTATAGCTGTAAATGACTGTTTAAGGACTTCTCCAGTTAATGCAGTTCCGCCAGTAAATGCTGAAACTATTATTTGCAATGCTTCGCCAGCTGTGATCTTTAATAATGCACTAGCTAATGCTTCAGCACCTTCAGCCACACCAGGAGGAAGTGTTGCCATGCCCATAATAAATGGCATAGCATATAAATAGAAGTCACTAAGCGCTTTACCAGCAGCCGGTAATAATGAAAGGAGTTCTTTTCCGAAACCAGTTATTATACCACCAATAAATCCGCCTATTGCTTCACCAACTAATGTTAATGCTTCTACACCGTTCTTTAATGAAGAGAAATCTGAGTCAAATTTTTCGAATAAAACTCCTATTCCTGTTACTACAGCAGTGGTTGCAACTATCAGTGCTTCTAATACACCTACACCGGCCAATGCTGCTTGCCATGTTGCTCCTGCTACACTTAATGGTATTAAAGCTACCGCCAATAAGTCTATAAGTATTCCAAGAGCTATGGCTTCGCTTATAGACGTTTCTAATCCTAAAGCGGAAAGAGCACCTAATACTAGACCTAATGTAGCTACAATAGCACCCATTAATGCCATTTGTAATACCATTTCTGGTTTTATAGATTTTACATGAGATAATATAGCCAAAGCACCAGTAATAGCTAATAAAACTATTGATAATGCAACAGCAGATGGTATTAAAGCCTCAACATCACCAAAATTAGAAAGTAAACCTAATACTATAGCAATTTCAGCTAATATTGCTCCCATAGCTACGAATGCCTTTGTGGCTGACTTATTAGCTTTTACCTTACCGGTTGCAACCATTAGAATAGCTAAAGCACCCATTACCATAGTCATTGATTCAGCTGCTTCCAATAAGCCTTTATCAGAAACTAAAGTAAGTATTAATAAACAAGTAGTCAGAGTTACAAACATAACCATCATTTTGGCTAATGTTGCAGTCATTCCCTTTGTATTTTTAGCCAGTTTAGTTACAGCTATTAGGCCTGCCATGATTAGACCAAGAACTGAAACAGCGGCCAAACCTTTCTTCAACGTTTCAGGACTTAATTGTCCTAATAGAAATACCACTACTGCTAATATTCCTATGCAAATTGATGTGGCTAATAATGCAGAAGCTATTTTTGGAGCTTCTTTGGCAAAACCTTTAAAACTACTTATAATAAGTTTCATTATAAGTGCTAAACCTAGTACCGCGGCTTCTCCTTTAGCTATCTTTTTGGAATCCATACCACCTAATAATTTTACTGAAACAGCCATTAATAATAAAGCGGTTCCTAAAGACATCATTAATTTTGAAAAGCCCTTTATTTCTTTTCCACCTTGTCTTGTGACTTTTGCCATTAACATAGTAAATACAAAGAAACTTCCCATGAAAAGAATGCCTTTTGCAATTTCATCAGGTCTTAAATTTCCTAAAATTTTCATTGCTACAGCAGTTAATAACATAGCTGCTCCTAGTTCAATCATCATTTTACCAAATTGAACCATAGCTTTCCTATAACTTATATTTTTTGTAAGAACCATCATGATTCCTATAAATACACCTATTAGTACTAAGAAAGCGGTTGCTTTAATAAGTTCTCTAGATGACATTGAACCTATTATCTTAAATGCAACAGCAGTTACTGCCATAGAAGCTGCTATTTTTAACATTCCTTCACCGAATTTATCCATAGCAGAAGGAACTTCTTTCATAACAGCTGATATAGCTAATATGCTAGCTATAAATGCCCACATTGCACCAAAAAATGCCATTCCTCTAGTAAATGCATTTTCGTCAAGACTTCCTACCATTTTTATAGCAAGTCCAGAAGCTATTACAAATGCAGATATGCCAAGCATCAGATGAGTCATGCCATCTAGGCCAGTTCCAGCAAGTGTCATTTTAGGTGCTATAAGTGCTATTGCAGCTATAATAAGTCCTAAAGCAACAAATATATCCCACATCGCTTTAAGACCTTGCTGTAGATTTTCTGTCTTTGACATTTTCACAACCATACCAGATACGACACCAATAAATGCTGTTAATGCCGCTATTAATCCCATATATGCTAATACGGCTGATATATATCCAACTGGATTTGTTGATGCTAAAAACATCATCGATGTGTTTAATAATGTTAAAGCTAAAGCAAATACCGTAATTATTCCACCAATTATTACAGCAGAATTTAATGCCTTTTCATAAGGTACTTGAGCCAATATAACTACTGCACCTATTATTATAGCTATAGCTTGAGCGAATTTTAAAGCCATATCTCCGAGGGCTTCTCTTCCAACAGCTTTTCCAATCTCTTTAAAAGTACTTGCTACCGAACTTATTAAACCTTTAAGACTATTTATAAACCCAAAAATAGGTGATATCATATTTTCTATTTGTTCTACAGTTTTACCAATATTTTTGATAACTCTGATTAAACTTATTGCAAGACCAATAGCAAATATCTTTTCCCAAGGAAGACTCTTCACTCTATCTAAAAGTTTTTGACCGATTTCTTTGAATGTTTCAAATATCAGTCCATCTTCGTTCTTGAATCCATTAATGAATGACTGTAAAGCAGATTCACCAGCTTCGTTGAATTTTCCTTCATCGGTAGATTTCTTTATAGCGCCTATAAGCTCATCTATAGCTTTACTTGCTGCTTCTATGAACCTTGGTATTCCATTTTCAAAAGCACTTATTAAACTATCGATTATGTATTTTGGTTTGTCTTCAGATTCTATGAGTCCATCTAACCACTTACCAAATGCATCTTTTATTTCAACAAGATGCTTACTCATAACCTTAAAGACGTTATTTAACAAACCTCCTTCTTTAGTCCATGACTTAAATACTGTTACTGCCTTTTCAACCTTATTAGATAACCAAGCAGTAATCACACCTATCTTATCATTGGCTTTAATCCAATCCCTTATTTTGACGAGATTATCACCTAATGATGCAGTCAAGTCTAATACCTGGAAATTGACTTTACCAAAAATAGGTTCTATTACGGACAATAAGATTTTACCAATGTCCTTGAAAACTATTTTTATAATGTCAAGAACAGCAAACAACCCTTTAAATGTTCTTTTCAACTTATCAGCATTCTCTTCAGAAGCGAAAAAATCCTTCATTCTAGATGTAAGCTTTTCTATATTAGCTATTATATTCTGTATAGTTAATGCCGATGTTGGAGGGAATATCTCCGTAAAAGCATCTTTAACAGCAGCTACTATAGCTTCAAAACTGTCAAGGGTATTAAATAATGAATTGAGAAGCATCTCTCTACCAGCTGGCCTATTAATAGTATCTATTAACTGTCCAAGTTCTGTATTAGAAAGTCTAGATTCTCTAGCTAATTCTTGTAAAGCTTCCATTTGTTCTTCTGTATAACCATATGAAGAAACTTGTGCTTTATTAAGATCTAGCATCGTTTGCTCTAGTTTCCTGGCATCAACTTGCAGATCCAGAACTTTCTTTCCGCCTGACTCATAGAATTTATTTACCATTTCCTGAGCTTCAGCGCCTTTAATGTTTGCTTTCTCTAATTCTTTTATAGCTGTGGCGGCATTCTTGATTTTTCCTTTAGATATCTTATCGATGACTTTGTGGAAATCTTCAATATTCTTTTCAGATACTTTCAAATCATCTGATAATTCTTTTGTAGAATACGCCATGCTAGCTATGGTATCTTTTACAAAATGGTTATACTTTCCATCAGATTGTTCTAACCAATTTTCCAAAGAACCATATTGATCTTTAATTGTATCGACTCTAATATTATTTTCGGTCAATACTCTTTCTAATTGTTTCTCGAATTCTTCTGATTCTATACCGCATTCAGCAATTTTTGAAGTAACATTATCAAAATTTGAGCCCATTATCTTTGTTAACTGAGCATTTCTTCCTTCTGCACCGCCAGCAAAGAAATCCCACATTCTATTAGCAATGTCAGTCCAAAGAACTTTAGCTTGCTCGTAGTTACCAAAGATTATTTCAAAAGTACTCATCCAACCAGAAGAAACAGCATCCTTAGTAGCATCCAATGCTTCTGTAAACGTCTTTGCCTCCTGAGCTGACTTAAAAGCTCTGCTAGCAAGATTATCAAAGTCATCTGCTATCGCTTCAATAGCTTCAGAAGCTGTATCAAATTCTCCTGACTGAACTAACTTATAGGCTTCTTGTGACATTGCTGAGAATCTTGAGAATGCCAAGTCCATTACGTCAGATGTAATATTTTTGTCTTTAAGATGCTCTGCAAAGTTCTCAATTGTCAAGAAACCTTTCTGTACAGTTCCTAATTCTTCAGCAGCTTTAATCAACTGTTCAGTCAACTGCTTTGAGCTGGTACCTGCCAGATTTAATGACTTCCAGTCCATAAGCTGCAAATATCCAGCATTATATGACTGAGTAATATTTCTTATAGTGTGATTGAAAGCTTCACCAGTTTTACCTGCATAAGCTGTCGCATTTGCTATACCTGTAATCGTAGGTATCAACTTATCAATATCACCACCAGTTGAAGTCATCTGTGCTAATGCTGATGTCATTTCTGTAAAACTATAAGAAGTTTCATCTGAATACCACATCAACTGATCCAGATACTTATTAATCTCTTCTACTGATTTTCCAGTAGAGTTAACCAATGTCTGAACTGAAGATGTCTTTTCATCATACTTTGACCAACCAGCTGCTATATTATCAACTGATAATGACTTTATTAAATTTTCTCCAGCAACTAATGCCTGACTACCAATTTTTGCTAATGCGCCAAAAGCCACCGCTTCAAGAGCATTAAATTTTGAACTAACACTATCTACAGCATTACCTATAGAAAGTATTCCTTTATTAGTAGATGAAGTATCTACGTCTAAAGTAGCATGTTTGCCACTTATCTTAGCTAAGGAAGCTTTTAATTTGTCAAGAGTACTCATTGTTTGTTTGACATTGCTCTCAAACTTCGAGTTGTCAAATTTCATCTCAACAACTTTTGAGTCTATAGTAGTACTCACTTTACTTCACCTCCCTTAGAGCTTCATTCAATATTTGATCGAATATTGGTTGTACAGCTGGATTAATGTAATCTCTACCTTCAACCCAACCTCCTGTACCAGTACCATGACCATACTGCAATATTATCGCAATATTAACACCATCGTTTACATGAGTATTTGTAAAAACGATAGAAGCAGTATCTTTTTCTCTAACTATTTCATAACCCCATGAATGGGCTGTTTCTCCTGTTTCGATTGGTGTAGCAGACGACAAAGCATCTACTCCCATTCTTCCGTATTTGTCTAGAAAACTAGCTTTACCAAAACCAAGCAATTTCTGCAAATAAGAGTCAGTCTTTTTAAAATCGCCCTTTTGTGTAAACGTTATCATAACTATCCTCTTGTATGAAGTGCTGCTTTTCTAGCATTGTTAATACTTCTATTTCTTTCCAACATTTCTCGTTTGGTCATCTTCTTGTTTTCCTGATTAGATTCTTCACTACATACTTGTATAAGTGTAATCAATCTATTCAAATGCCATTTCTGAAACTCAACGGGAATGTTTAGAGCAATCATCCAATAGTAAATCAATTCAGAAGTGATTATTCGTGTATTCTGCTTCTTCTTTGTATTTTCAGCAAACCATGTCGCTGTCATTGGATCCGCTATGTAATCATTAATTCTTTGTATGTCGGCATTGGAGATACATCTATATACCATGTCGTCCACATTCTGTGATATCGTCATACATTTTATATAGTCAATAGTCTCTTCCGTTGTCTTTGGATCTTTGGAGATAAATGGTTTCTTCCATTTTGACTCCCATTTTGAAATTGAGACCAGAGAATGCTCTAGTTTCAAAGTTGTCTTCGGAACATTTATGAATTCCTGATGTTCTTCATCAAACATTTCCTTAGCTGGAACTTCTATAATAATTGACATCCTCTAGTCTCCTTCTGCATTATTGTTTATTAGGCAGTCCTACTATGTTACCGCCATTCTTCTTCATTTCTTCATCTACCTGATTGGCAAGATCTGAAGGTATTACACCTTTGATGAAATCTGCCATCTTATCGGCATCTGTAACGAGCTCCATGAACAGCTGCGAGTATGCTTCTGTCTGTTCAAAGTCTGTTCTGACTTCATCATTCTTAATAAATCTTCTACCATCAGGTGACTTAACACCATAACTATTAAGGAAAATATCCTTAAAGAACTTCATGATCTCAACTCCATTCTGAGCCATAATTATTCCTTTAAGTCTCTTTTCCAACCCTCCAATTTCAGACATCTGAAGCTCCATGAGTTCAGCTTTTGTCAGATTAAAATACAACTCTTCTGTTCTCTCGTTGCCATCAAAGTCTGTGTAAGTTACTGTCTTTTTAAGCATTGTTTCTCCTTTCGTTAATAAGGGGCCTCCGAAGAAGCCCCTTTGAAAACTGGTTATTAGCCAACAGCATTGAAGATTGCTGCAACTGCATCGGGAAGAAGCAGAGTAGGAACAGGATTTGTAACCTCTGTCCACTTTGTTGAATCCCAAGCACCAGCAGTAGCTATAGCTGTTATGCACTTGTAAACCTTTGCCTCATATGTTACATAGTCACCTACTGCGTATGTTGATGATGCACTGAACTCGGGTGCATTTACACCATAAAGCTGGTCCTCAAGAACCTTAAGCTTTGTAGCATCAACCTTTGTAGAGTCTATTGTAAGAACTGAGGTGGGTTTGAAGCTCTTGTTAGAAATGTCACTAACTGCTACAGGAGTAGTTGTGATTGTCCAAGAGAATGTAATTGCTGAAGGTGAATCATTAACTGTAGAGTATGCTCTCTCAGAAGGAGATGCCATACAACCATATACAAGATGAAGCTTGTATCCATGGCTTTCACCATCTACATCGTTACCGATCTTTGTTCTATAGCAAAGACCAAATACCTTTCTTGCCTGCTGTCCAATATTTACACCAGTAGAAAGAGATTCTGTACCATCACACTTCTCGAATTCTTCGGGATATGTGTAGGCTTCAATTGTAGCACCAAATTCCTCTGCTGAGTAGAGGTTGAGGTACTTAATGTTGTCAGCCCAAAGAGCTGTTGCTTCTGCACCAGAAGGTGACTCTGAAACAGATGTGAGACCATTCCAAGCTACACCAGGAGTATATGCACCTGACTGATTGATCGGATAAAGTACACCTCTGTCTACACCAGTTTCATAAAGACGATCACCTGTACCGTCCCAAGATAATCTGTTATTTGTTGCAGCCATGATTATTCTCCTTTATCGAAATATGTAAATACATAGTGATTCAGTCCATCTGTTGCATAGAAACGATCAAATGCGAAATTATTCTCAATCAATGCATCTTTAACAGTATTGTCTGGATCTTTATGTATTAGAGTTACTGTGTATCTATTAACTTTTTTATACCAATTAATATTGTCCGCGGCATCAGTTCTAATATCTGCCAAATTATACTTTATGGCAGGATAAGACATTTTAACTGACGGGGGAGGCTGGAAATACACATTATTGTTACCCAAAATACTTTTTAGTTTTTCATGTAGTAAAAGTCTACTGCCCATTGTATAAACCTCCCAGCGTCAATATTAATCTAGGATGTTTGGGGGAAATATCTGAAACCTTCCATTTATGTCCATTGTATTCAGCATACTTAATAAACGGAAACTGTTCATAGGCAAACTCATCAGCTATTATAGAAATCTGACAGTTAATTTTCATCTCATCATTAAGGTCATTAGCATGATCCCAATGACTATTAAGCTGTTTTGTTTCTCCAAAGTATTCTCGCTCAACGAACTCATTTTCCCAAACACCGGGTGCTGTTTCGGTCGCAATACCATAGCCAATCTTACCAAACCATTTCATCTCAATTTCTCCCTATTTTGACGATTAGCCTTCTGTAGCTACCGTCCACTCTGTTACAGCTGCTGCATTATTAGAAACGCTAACTGTAACATACTTGCTGTTTGCATAAGATACAGGTACAAATATATCTGTAGAAACCTTGATTACAAGAAGTCCCTTTGCGAAAGCATCAGCAACTACATCTGCATCAAGATAAGCATCATAATCAGCATTAGCATAAAGCTTGCTGTCTGCGGTCTTACCATAAGCGACCATACCTTTAACATGAAGATCTTTAGCCTGCTCGAATATTTTATCCATAATCATTTCCTCCTATGAATTAACCCTGACCCTTAACCTTAAGAGTGATTGCTGAGAAAGGCTTTGTAAGAGCACCTGAGCAACGTGTCTCAATAAGGTACTTCATCTGGTTGTAATCTATATCGAAGTCATCGAACATGTTGATTGCACCACCCTTATCTGCACCAATGTTGTAATCCTTAAGGTCAACGATTACACCGTGGATCTCTGAAGGTACGATAGAAGCAGGAACCTTAACGATCTTGTCAACTCCCATAGCAAGTGCAAGTTCTCTCATATCCTTGTAGATTCTATGGCCGTCCTTATCCTCTTCAAGGAGCATTGTAGAAACAGTACCATTCTTAAGGAATGCTGTAAGGTTTCCAGAACCTTCATAATCATCCTGAGCCTTAACAGCTGCATTGATTATAGCGTGTGCAAGAGACTCACCCTGAGCAGGATCTACTGTATACTTGATGTTGTAAAGATCAGCATCTTTCCAGATCGGGATAATGCTAGCTTCATTGATCTTATCTTCAGCAAGAGCTGTTCTGCCATCACCGAATACGATTGCTCTAGCAATTTCCTCATCAAGCATCATTCTCATCTCACCCTTAACCCATGAGATTACATCAAAGTCTGTGATATCAACGATATCATCACGATCGAATTTCTGCTTCTTGTAGATTGTTGTTGGTCCGATCTGTCTCTTTAACAGGCCGAATACTTCTTCTTTCTTAAGGTTGCCCTTTATGTAACCTTTAGCTCTTGCTTCGTCTTCACGAAGATCTGCGAACATCATCTTAACCTTTGCATAAGGTGTGTGATGAACACCATTCATAACTACCTGTACCCAATCATCAGGATTTCTCTTGATAAAACCAGGAGCGCCATCTCCGTTTATGTTCTTGTACTCAGGCTGCAACCAATCAATATTCTCGATACCATAATCAGCTGAATGCTTCATGAAAGACTCAGCCATAGATCCGCAAGACTTTGCGTCATTGATTACTGTAGCCATGAATTCTGAATGCATGAGAGTATCATCATTGTACTCTGTATCAAATACATTGTGTTTCATTTCTTCTTCTCCTTCTTCGGAATCATTGTTTTTTGCATTTTCAACAGCCATTCCAATAACAGTAGTTACAACTGCTAGCTGTTTATCGGTTAATGTGTCGAGAACGTCTTCAAATGTTTCTCCGTCCTCTTCGTCATCTTCTTCGGTATCAGCATGTTCTATGACATCGTCATCAGATCCGTCGTATTCTTCATACTCCTCATCATACTCATCATCATAGTCATCCTCAACCTCATCATCTTCATACTCGTCATCATCTTCGTACTCATCTTCATCGTATTCTTCATCAGAATGCATGAGCTCTAAAGGAAGACCAGTATAAATTGTAGCTTCATCCTCAACCGGATCATCCGAATGAGCGAAACAGGGGTTGTCAATAAAAGCTCCGGGATTAGCTCCTGCAAGAACAAGACTAACCTCCCTTATAGCTCCGTGAATAACATCACTACCCATCTGTTTGAGCTGGTTGGCATAAATAGAGAGTGAACAAATATCTCCATGCTGAACAGTTGCTTTTACATGCTGGGCTCTGGGAGAATCATTAAATGAACAGTAAGCGTAAACGCCTTCTGCACGATTCTCAAGCAGAGCATGTCCCAATACATTTTCAGGATCATTATGGTCATGATTGTAAACCAAAGGTACAACCTTACCGTCATTACCCTTAAAGGCATTAGCACGAATTATTCTGCCATCGGAGCATTTAAGATCATTTCTAGTAGCCCATCCACTGAAATCATACTTCTCCATTTTGACTTTCCTTTCTTTAATATTCTTCTACTACTTCTTCTTCCTGCTCTTCAACAGGTAGTCCACCTTCTTTTCCTCTCATATCATCTTTTGCCTGACTAATATTACTATTAATCAGTTCATCAGCTCTAGGATCCTTAGACGGTTTAAGTCCAATAATCTGTCTGATTTCATTAGAAGACATAATCTCATTTCTAGTAAACTTATCTGCTAATTCAGCTAAATCGCTGGCAGGAACTAACTTAAATGGATCTCTGAAGAATGCGATAGTTTCCATCTCAACATCCCTTTGTTCCGCATTGAGGAACTTCCTTCTAAACTCCTCTGTAATGCAAGACATGATCGGCTCTATTGTACGGTTATAGTAATTAGTCATAGCTTTCTCATCCGCTGTACCATTCAATATTTCTTCAGTGATAGTTAATTGGCTGTAAAGCATTCTCTTTAACCCATCAATCTGATTCCATAACTGATTTTCTATTGGACGATTGAGCTGTGTAATTCTTTCCGTACCATCAGTATAAGCAATACCAAGACTAGAACTAGACAATTGGGTCTCGATGTCTTTCCTTCTGGTCTCGGCCTGTAGCTTTCTTGCTGGAGTCTTTATTAAATAAGGCAATTGAATAATCAAATCCAATTTACCAGATCCATTCTTTTCATCTATGATATCTAATAAAGCTAATTTTCTTATTAATCTTTGTGCTGTTGAGTTTGGTTCATTAACAACTGCAAAGAAAGGATTTTCAACTATAGCCACCATTTCTTTTGGTAGTATAATTTCCTCATGTCTTCCAGTGTCCTCATTGTAAAGATTAATTTTTACATTATATGGATACCATTGTACGATTTTTCCGGTTCTTAATGTAAACACATCAAATCTGTCTTCGGCGGGTTTAATATCAGTATCAACCGGAACTACGGCTACTACTCCTTCATTAAACATAGATAAAACTATATCTTGAACAAGGGCACGACCTGTTTGGTCTATATTAGCCTGAATTGAGAAACATTGATTTAACGATGAATATATTGTACTTTCATATCGTTCCTGATCGTCGACCTTGATATGCTTAATGTCTATAGCAGCACAGTCCATAGCAATTCTGTTATAAACTGCAGTTGTTATAGATCTTTCACTACCTCTAGTCAATCTTAAACGATCTGGACGGTATCCATACGATGAACCAATGTCAGGAAAATAAGTCGGATCTTTATTCATGAATGCATTCCATCCACGAACTACTCTATCTCGTAACGACATAACAATATCTCCTATTTCTTAAGGTTCAAAAGATCCTTTCTTATAAAGCCCTGTCCTTCAGCAAAAGAAACTGCATAGAATTCTTCTGTTGAATCTGCAGGATCAATAGTAACTACTGTATCTTTAGGTAACATAGTAACTATTACTGACTGAGGATTTGCCTCAGCTCTTACGTTAACTAAATCAGCATTGATAGTACCTTTTTCAAGAAGAGGAGCATCATAAACTCTTTCGACAACCGGCTTTTCTTTCTTTACTTCTTTCTTTACTTCTTCAACAACCGATTCTTCGATAATAGGTTCTGCTGCTTTAATCTCTTCAGAAACACTTTTCTTTTTAGCCATTACCTACCTCCTAATTTCTTTCTTTTCATTAATTTATTAACGTAAGCTTGAACTTCTGAGTAACGAGAACCTAATTTGTCAATCCTCTCTTGACCATTACCCATCTTACCAAGCATTACTTCCATCGCTAGCTCTTCAACACTAGCATTTTTTACAAATTCCTCATGCTCTTTTCTCTCAGCTTCGAGACGTTTCCTTTCTTCGGCAAGTCTTTTCTGTTCAGCTTCACTTACTTGATTCTGCTGAGGAGTGGTGGTAGCTGCTTCTTTAGAAGATCCAGAACTAGATCCACCAGAAGAAGCTTTTGCTGCTTTCTCTTTCTTCTCTTTAGTCTTCTTAGACTTTCCAGAGCCTTTTCCTTCTTCAACTGCCTGAGCCGGTGTTTTTGCTGCAGCTTTCTTAGCAGCTGCTTCTTCCTTTGCTCTAGCTTCCTCTTCGGCCGCTCTTCTTTTAGCAAGTTGCACTTCTGGTAATCTGTCAGAAGTTTTATTGTATCTCCTAAGATACTCCATGCCTTTATTATAAGCTGCTGATTTTTGCTGGGCACTAGACACAGGACCTAACTGATTATTTTTAGCTAATCCTTGTTTCTGATTAGCCAATCTTTGCATATCTCTACTTGTTGTGGTAGAAACCGGACTTAAGTTCCTATTAACCTTTGCATCCTGTTCTCTGTTAGATCTTGTATTGCCACTTGTTCTGTAATAGTAAACCCATTTACCATTAATTTTCTTTTTACTTATATAAGCATGATTCTTCCAAGCACCTTTGGAATGTAACAAATAACCGTGCTCCATAACTAACTCCTTATTCAAATGCATCCGGATTAAGCTTATATGCTACAAATGCATCCATCATAGCTGCGACATTATCAATTTTCTCTTCATAATGTTTCTTTAAAAGCTTTCTGTTACCATTAGTATCTTCAATTGTTATGCTATTACCCATAGCAAATTCCATCAATTTCTCATCAAACAGCAACATTCTGCCTTCAGCTAAATGTTTCAATTCTCCAAGAGGAACTGACTCTGTTCTAGAACCCTGTGGAACTTTAACTATACCAAAAGGTCCATTTTCTGTCTCCCAACGATCCACAAATGCTTTTGCATTATAAGGGTCATAACCAAAGCATCTTACATCATACTCCATTTTTGCAATATGATTGTCCAAATCTTCATAAACTTCCATTAGATCCAAATAATTACCCTCGAGAATAATTAAAGAACCCTCGTCAATGAATTCCTGGTACTTAATTCTCATAGCTGGAGGTAATCTGTCTAAAGTGTATGAAGAAATGTAGCTTCGAGTCTTGACTCCAAAGTCCCCATTTTGAAGAGGGAACATGAAAGTGAATGCACAGAAGTCATCACCCTGTGACATATCTGCTCCGAGTGCGCAAGGCATACGCCAATAGCTTCGTTTTCGATGTGGAAGGGTTTCTTCATATGTAAAGAAGTATGTATAACCCTCCATAGGGATTCCGAAACGCTTTGCAAGTATATCATTTCTTGCTGACGGTGACTTTTCAGCTCTTTCAACATCTAACTGATAGGTTTCATATGAAACTGTTCTGTTAATGTTTGGTTGAGCTTTCACCCACATCTCTGGATCAGAGACTTCATCTACTGAATCTAGCTTATACCACCATATTGACACATGATCATTAAGGTATTCGCCCTTTAGAATGTCCATCAATTCCATTTTAATAGTATCACCTGGACCATTTCTAACAGTTCCTTCCGAACTAACGGCGACTATAAGCCAGTCATCGTTCTTTGACGCACCCTGTTCAAGGGCACCAATAACATCTTCTCGAATGTCTCCCGACAACCACTCATCGACTGTATTAATCCTACTGTTAAGACCCTGCAATTTGTCAATTGTCATAGGTCTGATCTCAACTATAGAACCAGTTAAGAAATTTTCTATACCTTTCTTAGTCGAGGCAAGCTTTACACGATCTGCCTTCGAACCAGTAGTATTATTTAATGAGCCCTCTGTAAGGAATTGGAATAGCGGACCTCTTGATCTTGCTATTGAAATTCTCATAGGTGAGAGGACTTCTTCAGCCTGTTTCATTGTTGGCGCTGTATGCACCTGATGGGTTGATGTCTTATCAACATTTAAGAAATAGCTGTGTATGTGAGACTCATACTGAGATTTCGCAGCACCTCTTGCTACTATGAGATACTGTTTGTTTACTAATCTCTTTTTTATTGTTTTAGTTACATATTGTCTACGGTTAGGATCATAGATGTCCTTATCTACGAAGTAATACCAACCGAATATTTGTTCTGCCCAAAGCTTGAATGTATCTAACAGATGAAGATCACTTCCATCAGTCAGTGTCAATTCGTTTTCACAGTATAATATGTAACCATTTATGGCTTCATTATCATAGTAAATTTCTGGGTTGGCTATGAGATCATCGATACGATTCATCTCCATAGAGACTTCTCTGTTTACCGGGATCTCCCCTCGTATTACTGCATCACGAAACAAACCATAGTAATAAGGTGTTTCTGTGTTTGATAGTGCCATTTTTCAATAATTGTCTCCTTTATCTTCTAGTTGTAAAATGATTCTTCTTAGGTTTTCTAGAAGCCTCGTTATAAGCTTCCTCGAACATATCTGCAAGATGCTGACGTTTTGCTGCTCTCTGAGCTTCAACTCTATCTGACATTGATTTCTTTATAGCTTTCTTGGTATTTCCAACTTTAGTAGCACGATCTACTCTTTCCTGGAAATCTTCTTTAAGATTTTCTCTCCTCTTTCTCTGAGCTTCAGCTTTATTATTGCTAAGTGTTTCATGCATTTCTTCTAATGAATCATTAAAACCATTCCTTATAGCTCTCTTAGCCTTTGCTACATTTCTTCTCTTTTCTCTATCAGCGTCTCTCATTTCATCAACACTTTCAGAAGTAGCTTTCTGATCTCTTCCATAAATGTAATACCATCTACCATTTTTCTTATACTTTCTTAAGTACTTGGCATTCTTCTTGCTCCAAGTAGAACCTTTAGCTGAATGTATTAAATATCCGTATTCTTCGTACATAATCATTATCTCCTATCATCTTTTTTTCTTCTAAGATCTGATTCATATTTTTGGTAATCTGGTTGATACTGATAGCCGCCTCTAAGATTTTGCCATGTATTTTTATGATCTTTCGATTTACTAAGATCCCAATCATCATAATGCTTATAAGAATCCCTTAATGCTTTATCATCAATTCTAGCAGTTGTTAAATTATTTTTTGCTACTATCTCTCTTAGTTTAGCATTATATTCTCTTGCATTCTTTTCCATTGGAGACATCATGGCCTCATCTAACTTCTTAAAAGCATACCGCTTAAGAGTACTACCTCCGACATCCATTATCATATTTGTAATGCCAAGATCTTTAGCATTTTTAATTACTTTTGAACCAAAACTTGGCTTCTTTTGCTGCTGACCTTGATTCTGATACGATTGACCGGGATTATTCTGTTGACGATTATCAAAATTTCTATAATCTCTATTATCCCTATTATCTCGATCTCTTGCTTTACTCTTGTCTTTGATTCTTTGAAGCTTTTTAGCAGTTTTAATTTCTTCTTTATTTTGCTGTTTTATTAATTTCGCCTGACGTTTGTCTTCTTCCTTTTGAGCTCTAATTCTTGTCTTTGTTCTTATTTTATAAGCGTCAGATTCTGCTTTCGCTCTTTGAACTGTTCTAAGATTTTCAATTGTACCATACCTAGCTCTTCCCGCTGGTGTTAAAGAGCCATCAGGATTCTGATAACGGCGAAATCCCCATCTTTGGCCGAGTATACCATGATGGGCTAATTCTAATTCTTCTTGCGTCGGTAAAACGAAATAGCCTTCACTCATCTTAGTTCTCCTTATCTCCTGGATCAACTTGCACGGAGATTCTCCACTCTAATTCCTTTATTCTTTCATCGACAGCGCTCGAGAAAGAACCTGACATGTCATTGTCGAATACCTGTTTCACCTTAAGGTATACATACATCTTAACCTGCTCAAGCATAGGATTCTCTCCTAAGAATTCATCCCATGTGGTTAGAGCATCTGTAATAAAGAAGCCTCCACAAGGGCCAACGCCGATCTGGGTAAGAGTATTCAATGCTGCATTAATACCTATAATAATGTCCTGATCAAATACTGCATAATCCTTGGTGATACCAAGCATCTTTTTAACGCTGTTTAAAATGCTGTCGTCCATCTTATTACCTCCATGGAACTGTATCTCCTTGTTTTCTTTCTACCGGCGCTTGTCTTGCCAGTAAATCTTTGTCACCATAATGTATCGCATTATGTGTTGAATGGGAAACTGTGATAAGATACTCTGGGTTAAATATCTCTGGATCTCTATTCTCGATCTGTTCTCTTGTAATAGGATTCATGTGATGTATGATTGCTTTTCTATTAATCTTATTTCCACTAATTCCTAGATCGCAACCTTCATCTCTGATTATTACCTGGTTCTTAACGTGTTTCCATTCTTTAGAAGAGTAAAGTGCCTGATTTAAATATCTGTCAAACCCAAATGTTTCTTCTCCTACCGCACCATCTAGTTTTAAATAGTCAAACCTTTCTTCAAAACTTTTTAGTTTGGATAGATCAGAATAAGTCCTCTTCGTCATCATCTACCTCATCTGCATTTCCAGAATATAAGTTCATTGCTTTCAAAGCTCTAGAGTAAAGCTCAGCAGTATTCTTCTGTGCTTTAATACTATCTGTCTTAGCTTCCAAAAGCTGTTTCTCTAATTCAAGCTTCTCTAATTCCTTCTGTTCTTTTAGAGAAGTGTATTTGAGAAAGTGAACATACTCTGCAGCACTGGCTTTACCAGTTCTCATTCTTTCTTCAACTTGATCGAGTGCTAATGATGCAAGCTGATTCATTCTTCTTTCTGTTGTCAGTGCTGGTGTGAATTTGTCATTTTCTATGGGAGGAGATGATGCATCTGCTTTTTTCCTGCCCATATGTATTTTCCTCCAAATATAAAAGTTTTGGTATTTTAGCAGATAGAGATACCTCTAACTAGAAGCTTTCGTAGCCAATCGAAAGGAGAAAAGAGGCAACTCTTTTGTTTTTTAGAGACATCTCCACCCGATGAAATACCAAAACCAAATATCAATTAAACCCTCCGGGGAATTTTTGAGG